TGTTGCTAGAGGTAAACGTAGCCCATTAGCTCTTGCTACATTGAGTTCAGGACCTAAAGGTTTTTTTGGCAGAGCTGGTGAAGGTGGCACTGGCTTTTTTAGTACACCCGGCATCAACCCAAGTGCTGCTACTACAGCTGGTGGTGGAGGTATACCAGATTTATTAGGTAGAACAAAAGAATTTATATTTAAGGGTGAAGATGGTAAGAACTTATTACAAAACATAGCTGGTGGTATAGGTGGATTATTAGGTGGTGGACAACAACCTTATTCTGATGCAGAGATTGACGAAATGTTAAAAACCATGGACCCATCAGTAGTGCAACAAATGGTAGATGAGAGAAATGCACAAATAGGTGCTGGTAGTTTCTTTGGTAGAAAAACACCACGTTTTATAAAGGGCATTGAAGATACACTTAAAGGACAAACAGACCCTAAATCAGCTAGTTTATTTGCAAACCTACCTTCAATGCCAACTTTTCGTGACCCAGAAACAGGACAACTGAGTGGCATGGGTATGTTGGGCATAGGTGCTCTAGCTGCTGGTTTAGGTAAGTTAGCTTATGAAGATACTAAGAAACAGGAAGGTGTACAACTTACACCTCTACTAACAATGAACGCAGCTGGTAGGTATAACCTAGAATCTGAAATTGCTAGAAGAATGGGTCAAAGACCTCCAAATCCAACAGAATTTGGTTTATTACCAGCTAACACCTTACCTCAATTAAGTGGTGGCAGAGCACAAGTTATGGAAGCAGCAAAGGGTGGAGAAGTAGAATATCCAAACAAAGGTTTAGAAGCTCTAGCAAAAGTTGCTCCAGATGTAGTAAAAAAGATGGGTTACAACATGGGTGGTTATGTCATGCCTATGGCTTACGCTGAGGGTGGCAATGTAGCCATGGAAGATTTTGAAAGAATGAATGGACAAATAAGTGGAGCTGGTACAGAAACCAGTGATGATATACCAGCTATGTTATCAGATGGTGAGTTTGTTATGACAGGACAGGCTGTAAGAGGTGCTGGTTCTTATGAGATGAAAAATGATAGTGGCATACTTACATTAACTCCATCAGGAGCACCCAGTAGAGATGGGGGCACAGACTTGATGTACAAACTTATGGAGGCTTTTGCTAGTCAAGCAAAACCAGCTTAGGAGGTAATTATGTCTTTTCTTAGAAATGCCATAAATAGGGCAAGAAATATGAGAACACAGCTTGTAAGTGATAGAGAGGGTTTTTCGCCTAATCCAAAATTAGGTGGCATAATGCCTGTTTTACCTACACAGACTGTTACTTTACCTAATGGTCAATCAGTACAAATTCCAGAGGTAAGCCAAATTACACCAAAAATTAATTTTGTGGATAGATTTGCTTCAATGGATGATATGATTAGAAGCACTCCAGTGGATTCAAGAATTAGAAATGCTTTAAAATCTGCTGATATGACTAATACTCCAGCTACACCTGTTACAGCTCCAGCTACACCTGTTACAGCTCCAGCTGTCACAGCTACACCTGTTACTATGAGCAGTATTGAACCTGACAGCATAGTAAGGATGCCAGCTCCTTTGCCAGCTGAACCAGACCCCAACTATATACCTAGCTTAGTTAGACAAGAAACAGGTTTAGATGCCCTGACACAACAACTGTTGTTTGGTTTGGATGGAAAAGGTGGCTTTATTCCCGGTGCTATGCGAGCTGCTGAGAGAACATTTTTTAATCCTGATGGCACACCAAGAGTTGTAGAAGAAAGAAGAGCAGATTTAACTGCTGACCAATTAGCTGGATTAGATTTAGCTAGAAGAAATGTAGGTTTGCAAGCTCCATTTTTAAGAGATGCTGAGAGTCAATTAAGGCAAAGTGTATCAGATATAGAACAGGGCATAGGAAGGGGTAGAGAATTACAAAGAATGGGTCTAGGAACCCTACAGAGAGGTATAGGTGCTTTAGGCTCAAGACTGGGTGAATCTGAAAATTTATTAAGGGGAACTATAGGTGGCTATGACCCAATGATGACCAGTAGGTTTTACAATCCTTTTGAACAGAGAGTTGTGCAACAGACAATAGATGATGTGTTAGAAGCTGGTGAAAAACAAGACATGGCACAAAGAGCTAGAGACATAATGACTGGTGGACAATCTGCATTTGGTTCAAGAGCTAGACTATCAGCTGCTGATAGGAGAAGAAGTTTAGGCAGAGGTTTAGCAGAGGCATTGGGTGGTATTAGGTCAAGAGGATTTAGTGAAGCACAACAAACTGGATTAGGTGAGTTTGCAAGACAAAGACAAGCAGAAAGACTTGCATCTTCTGGCTTGGCTGGTCTTGCTGGTACAAGATTTGGTGCTGCACAAACTGGAGCTGGAGCTCTCAGTAACTTAGGCAACATAGAATCTATGTATGGTCAAACTTTAGGTGGTGCAAGAGTTGGTTTAGGTGGAGCCCTACAAGGTTTAGGCACACAGGCACAACAGGCTGGTGCATTTGATGTAGGTCAATTACTAAGCTCTGGTGGGTTACAACAAGCCCAAAATCAAGCTATATTGGATGCACAAAGAGCTAACCAGCTCACAGCACAAGCTGCTCCTTTGGCTCAGTTTCAAGCTTTATCACCATTTATACAAATGGTTCCAAAAGGTTCTTTCCAAACACAAACACAATTTGCTCCTAGACCTAGCCCAATGATGGCTGGTTTGAATGTTGGATTGGGTGCATTGGGTGCTATAGGTAATTTAGCTAATCAACCAAGATATACAACATAATGACTACCTTAACAAATGAAGCTTTAGATGATTTAAGAAAAAAAGTTGACGAGTTTGATTTTGAAAAAAAACAAAAAACTTATGCTGAAAGGTTAGAAGAACTGTCACCACCTAGTAGAAATTATAATTTATTTGATTTAGCTACTGATTTATCCAGAGGTCTTTCTGCTCAAATGCAATCAGATAGACCAGATTCTTTGGCTGGTGGTTTGGCTTTAGGTTTTGGAGAAGCATCTGCCAACATGAGAGCTAAACAAGAAAATAGAGCTAAATTAAAACGTGAAATAGGATTACAAGCTTCTAAACTAGCTTTGGAGGATGAAAGAGCAGCTATTAAATATTTAGATGATGCAGAGTATGAATTAGCTGTTGCTGAGTCTGGTGTTGGCAAAACAACAGCTGACATGACCAACTTTAACTTTTATAACAGTTTAGATGAAGATGGTAAGAAAACATGGAACACCATGAAAAACCAAGACCCAACTCAACTTTTGTTGTTAGAAACCATTAAAAGGCAAGCTGCGTCAGCTGGGGGTTTAGATTTGTTACCGGGGCAAATAGAAATAGATAAAGCTTTTGGTAAAGCCATTGCAGACTATAAATTGCAAGGTCAAGCACAAGTCATTTCAAATTTAAGAAATTTATCTGAAAAAATAAAAATACTTGATGGAACAATTAAAAATGAAAAAGGTCAAAGATATAATGTGTCAGGACCCTTAATAGGTGTTTTAGATGATGCTGCTTTAGCTGTAGCATACCCTGATGCTGCTGGTTTTCGCTCTGACATAAGAGATATTGTGTTTCAGTCTTTGAGGGAAAAACTAGGTGCTCAGTTTACTGAAAAAGAAGGCGAAAGATTGGTTAATGCTGCTTTTAACTTTTACCTTGAGGAAGAGCAAAATATAGGCAGATTAAAAAGACTTTACAAAACGATAGAAGACGCTGCCAACGCAAAAAACGAGGCGATAGCATATTTTGATGAGAAAGGTACGTTGCAAGGTTTCAGCTTAAAAGCACCAGTAAATTTTGATGACATACATGCTTCAGTAGTACAAGAAAGTGACTTTGATAACATATCTGATGAAGATTTAGCTGCAATTATAAGAGACCCAAGAACAGAAATAAAAGAGAGGCAAATTGCTATAGAAGTTGCTAGAAGAAGAGTAAAGGAAAGACAGACAGAGGAATGATAGTACAAAACACAGGAGCTTTGACTGCTTTACTAGATGAGATTGATGCACAAGAAAGGCAGAAATTGTCACAAGAACAGCTTGATAGCATGTCTATTGGTGATACCTTAACCACAGCTGTCACAAACATACCAAGCAGTGCTGTTCAGCTTTTAGCTGATATAACATTGCCCATAAGACATCCTATTGAGACTGCTGAATCATTAATCTCTTTGGGCAAAGGCATATATCAATTAACCACGCCCGGTGAACAAGCTGATGAGAAAACTGCCAGAGCTGTAGGTGAATTTTTTGCTGATAGATATGGTAGTTTGGATGGATTTAAAAATGCTTTTGCTACTGACCCATTAGGTGTGGCTAGTGATATTTCTGTTGTTTTAAAAACTGGTTCTCTTGTAGCTAAAGTTCCAAAGTTTAAAAACACTACCACAGATATTATTGGAGATACACTGTCTACAGCTGCTGATTATGTAGACCCTGTTTTGGGCACAGGAAAGCTAATACAAGCAACAACATCTGGTATTGGTAAGGGCTCTACATTCGGTTTAGGTGTTGCTACTGGCTCAGGCTCTGATGCTTTAAAAATTGCGTTTGAATCTGGAGAAGCTGGTGGTGATGCACAGGCTGCCTTTTTAGCCAATTTAAGAGGTCAAGCTTCTGGTGAAGAGGTATTGACACAAGCGTTTGCTGCTTTGAAAGAACAAACTAAACAGAAAGCCAAAGATTACAAGACTGGTATGGATGTGGTTAAAGGTGCTCAAAAGAAAATAGATTTTACAGGCATTGAAAAAGTATATGGTGAAGTTAGAGATGATTTTATTATTAAAACTAAAAAAGAAAATGTATTAAAAGGTGGGGATACTTTACAAAAAAAGTTTGATGAGATAGATAAGTTAATTAAACAATGGAAAAATAACCCTGAGTTACATTTAGCTGAAAATGTTGATGCACTCAAACAGGCTGTAGATAGTTTGTATGTGGTAGGGAAAGATGGCATACCTGTCACAAGGGTCAGAAATGCAATAC